AGACAAGTTTAACATTATGATTGGGATGGCAGGGAGTGGAAATAATAAGGCATGGCCTTGGACGGAGTTACTGTGTGGGTCGATACTCAACGAGATGAAAGAGCATGTTCACATTATTACTGTCGGGGATGTGAAGTGCAAGCTAATCGAGCCTGTTGAGCCGAAGTATATTACTAACCTAGCAGATAAAACAAGTATGCGTGTTAGTTGCGCTATGACGCAGTTTGCCGACTTGCTCATCAGTCCTGACACAGGACTACTTCATGCTTCAGGGTGCTACGATACTCCAAAGATCGGAATGATTGGGCATAACACGATTGAGAATATCACTAAGTATTTTAAGAATGATTACTCTGTGGAAGCTGATCCGACACTAGCCACCTGCGCTCCTTGCTTCCGAATGATATATGACCAAGTTTTGCAGTGTGTCGTGGATGATGAAACTGGGGCTTCGTGGTGCATGAAAGAAGGAATCAGGGGAGAACGTGTCTTAGAACAAGTGAGAAAAGTATATAATGCTAAATCCAAAAATAGAAGCTGAAGTAATAAAGAACAAAGTCTGTATCAACCTGACTAGATGTCCAATCTGCGATTCCTTCTCTACCTACGCCCACTACATGAAGGACGCTAAAACAAAACTAGAGTCTCTATGGCATCAGTGCCACTGTGGAACTATCTGGCAGAAGGACAAAGCAGAGAACAAATATGGACAAGAATACTTCAACAATAACAACGATTCTCATATAAAAGTAACTGATTGTCTAAACTATTGTGCAAAACTATACTTACCAATTATTGAAGAGATGATGTATGGGAGGAAGGTTCTGCATGTGGGCTACATGAACGACTGTCAGAAGAATCCCTTTACTGATAGGGGTTGGGTATTCAAATCTCTTGACCTAGAGAACAAGAAGGCCGACATCATAGATAACATAGAAACATACAAATGTGATACAAAGTATAATCTTATATGGATGCCTATGATATTAGAGTGTCTTGAGAAACCAAAGGAAACTTTGCTTAGAATCAAAGATATGCTTGCTGAGGATGGTATAATATTTATAGAGACACCAGACACGAATTTCTTATCAATTAGAAGTCCTTCTGGATTCGTCCACTGGAAGAAAGAACACAACAATCTTATGTGGAGGAAAGAGAAGCTAGTCGAGTACCTACAGCAGATAGGTTTCGTGGTCCCGATGGCTAGAAACAACTACGAACAGAGATTTATGTTTTATGACACAGTTCACTTAATCGCACAAAAGAAATATTTCTAGGAGGATTTATGGCGACTTTACAAACAGTAGCAATAGACACAGCAAGTAGCCCATGGACTTATTCGGATGGATTAAAAACTACGGTTTCTGGGACATCAGAGACAATGTTATTCAATATTGTTGATTTGGGTACTACCGCTTATTGGTCACCTGGTGGTGCGGCGAATATTTCATTAGCTGATGGTTCTAAACTGACAATTGCTTCCGATCCGAGAATGACACAGACACCAACTTTGGCTAATGGAACAGCCTCATTAAACGCTATGACCCTATTCTGCCAGATTGATGGTGGCCCAGTTGAAGCGGTTAATGTTACTACCATGCAAGCTGCTGATGTTGATGGAAACAACACCGATCTTACTCTTACATTTGAATATCCAGGTAAACCTTATAAATGGACTTGGACTGGTCTTAATACTACAGCTTCCTAAGGATATTTTATGTGGATGAATTTCCTTCCAAATGGCACTGGACCCAAAGATGTAGTTCTGTGGTATGACGGGTTTGGTCCTTCAGATCGCAAAACTAGTGTTGCCGCTGTAGAATCAGATATTACTAGAGGAGCACTTATTCATGGTGGACAAGAACTAATTTTTAATGGAACAAGCAGTAAGGTTGAATTTGGAGACTTAGATGATTTGGATTTCACAGAGGCAAGTTCTTTTACTGTTTGTTTTTGGGTTAAGGCCTCTGAGTCAACCAAAGGATATATTATATCAAAATTTAATATAATTACTGGGTGGAGTATTTATTTTAATGGAACTGATAATACATTTAGTCTATGGTATGACGGTAGTTTAAAAAAAGATAGCACAAACAATATTACAGAGACCACATGGTTACATCTTTCAATGACTCAATCTGGAGGAGCTGGAACATTTTATAAGAATGGAGTAGCTAATGGTACTTTTACAGAAGCTGCTTGGACTGCAAATACACATATTGTTACTATTGGAAATAGAGCAAGTGGTGATCATGCTGATACTTGGTTTGATGGAAGTTTGTCACAATTAGTCGTATTTAATAAGGTTTTAACTCAACAACAGATTAGTCAAATGTATAATAAGACAAAGTAGGTGATATGAATAACGATACTTTTAAGAGGATACAGGTAAGAGCGCAAGCCCTACTTCAAAATACATCAACTAGTACGACTAATGCAAACGATCTATTGCCCAAGGTTAAAGAATGGGCAAACTATCGTTATGATAGGATTCTCCGTTCTTTTCCTTGGAATGAGATAGTCAGATCATACAACCAATCAATTGTAGCTTCCACTAGAGACTATGCACTTGATAGACAAGTAGAGTCTATTATAAAGATGTGGGACACCACTAATGGTAAAGAAATTACAGCTATGGATTTGCGTGACCATATTAGATTTGTGGCTCCAGTTCTTGAAGTAGCTGGTAATGTGCAAACGGGGGTTCCCGATCAGTATATAGACATTGGTTCGAAGTCGGTTAAACTTCTACTTACTCAAGCAACAAAGGTTCAGGTTGTCTCAACTTCAGCATCCGATATTACTCCTAAGATTATAAGAATCGTTGGCCCTGTAAGTGGAGTAGAAGTGGCAGAAGATATCATATTAACTGGTGCAACTGGAGCGGATTCTACTAATACCTATGATTCTGGGAGCGAACTTACCATATCCGCAGGAACTAACAATGGAACACTATCAGATTTGGCTGGCGTAGTGTCTATAAAAGAAACCGCTACCCTCACAAATATCCTAGCGGTATTAGCCCCAGAGGAACGCTCCCCTCTGTACAGATGGGTTAGATTAAGTGCTACGCCAGCCTCCAATGCTACATACCAGATTTGGTATAAGAAGAAATGGCGTAAGTTGGTTAATGATACAGACATTCCTATTATTCCTTGTGCCAATGAGATAGTTGAAGGGATAGTCGCTGATGCCTTGATGGAAGATGGGCAGACAACCGAGTTCCAATTACAAGATGCAAGATTTGAGAAGTTAGTAGCAGAACTATGGTCTTCGCAGAAGCCTAGGAACTTAATCAAGATGATGACTCCTGATAATCCAGATTCAAGAAATACTGGTGGTCGTCAGTTCTTATCATATGATGATTTATAAACTATGCCACAACTAACGAACAATAGAGCCAAAGAACGAGTTAATGACTTCTCCTGGGGACAGAACTCAGGGGCTGTACCTTCTAATCTATTACCTGGACAGGCTGAGTTATTAGAGAACTGTATTATTAGCCGTAAGGGACGTTGTGAACAGAGGACTGGACTAACACTTCTTGGTACTGATAATAGTACCACTAATGTAATCCTAGGATTATTTCATTATAACGCAGGTACAACGCTAGATACACTTATCCGTGTCAGGGCAACTAAAGTTCAACGCCTTGCCGCAGACTTCTCAGATTGGACAGATATTACAGGACTCACGACCCTAACGACTGGTCTAACAACTAACTTCGTCCAAGCGTTAGATAGGCTGTTCATTCTTAATGGTACGGATAATGTGTTCTCAATAGATACGTCATTTACTGTTACAGACGAGGGAGATACTAACGCTGACCCCCCCAAGACAACCTTTGGTGAGTGGGCAACCAATAATAAACTATTCCTATCAGGTTCTCTTACAGACTCAGAGCGTGATTATGTATGGTTTTCAGATACTTTAGCCCCACAGACATTTGTTCGTGATACTAACGTCTTTAAGTGTCGTTCTGGTGGTGGTGGTAAGGTTACTTGGCTTAAGATGTTTAAGGAAGATGAACTAATAGTCTATAAGAACGATTCTATCTTTGTGCTGAATATTACAGGTGCAACACCACTGACTGATTGGGAACTGACCCCACTATCAACCGCTGTTGGATGTCCCGCAGGTCGTACTGTACAAGATATTGGTAATGACCATATATTCCTTAGTAACGATGGAGTCAGACTTCTCTCCCGTACTAACTTTGACAAGATTAGGTCTGGTCTAATCTCAGAACCAATCCAAGACATTATTGATGATATCAACCAAGATGCGATAGAGACTTCTTGTGGGTGGTTTGAGAATGGGTTGTATATCCTTGGGGTTCCCGTTGGTACTTCTACAGTTCCGAATAGGTTTGTGATATGGGACTCAGTAGCGGCCAAGCGTAATGGAGATCCAAACTCAGCTTGGACTACGATACCAGAAGACCAATGGAATATGTCATGCTTCTCTTCATTTGGATTTGGAGATAATGTTAAAACGATAGTGGGTGGTGCATCTTTAGCAAACTCTATTTGCTACAAAGTTCTTAATGGTGTAACAGACAACGGAACGGCTTTCTATCAAAGGATTATCACTCGTCAACACGACTTTGGAGATCCGTTCATTGACAAGATATTTGATCCTGCACAGTGCGTAGCAGAGACAGGTTCTGATGCTGTCTATGTTATCTCAGTAGATGTTGATAGGTCTGGATTCACTCAATGTGGAACCATGACTTTAACTGGTTCACTACAGACCCCCTTCACGACTCCAGCAACAACGGGTGGGAATGAAATACTTCACAGCAACTTTAGAACAAAGTTTATAGGTCGAGGAAACTCAGTTCGTTTTCAGATACTTAACACAACGGCAAGCGAAACACCGATATTCTATGAGTATACGGTACACGCTCGTCCATACAGCGGGAGAATGTAGCATGGGAACAATTTCAGTCACAACTTTCGGGGCAGACCCACAGACGGTTAATTCGGCGAACTTAAATGCGTTGGTCACACCTATTATTACTGAGTGTAATGGGAGTTTAGACAATACTAATATCAAGGCGGGGGCAGGTATTGTTGATACCAAACTTGCCACTATTGCTACTGCGGGAAAAGTAGAGGGTGGCGCATTAACCAAGTTAGATGAGATACCTTCTGGTGCAGGGGTAATCCCTTCTGCCAATGTCCCAAGCAATGTGATGCCTGGTTCATTCAGAAATCTTAAGGTAGTTTATACTTCTGCGACTCAGGTAACTGTTACGGCAGATAGATTGGTATTGGAAGATGATAGTGGGAATATCGCAAATATCAGCACTGTTAGTGAGGTAATAGCAATTACCACTACAGGTGCTGGCGGCCTAATGGCTGGACTAACTGAAGCATCTAACACTTGGTATTATATCTGGATTATAAGAAAATCATCTGATGGAACGACTGATGGAATCCTAACTGCTGATCCTGCGGAAATAGCAAGTATGCCGACAGATTATGACCAATATACCTTAGTAGGTGCTGTCCGCAATGATAACTCTTCTAACTTTGTTTCGTTCACTCAGTATGGGAGAAAATATTGTTATTCTACTTGGCAGACTATTGCTACAGGAGCTACAGGAGCCACTAACGCATGGGTTTCTATCGATACTACAGCTTTTATTCCATCAGCCCTATCACTCATAGGCTTCGGAACCATAGCAAGTGGCGGAGAGACAACTACAATCGCTATAACAAATACTACTGCCACTCCTACTCTTGCGACAGTTGCTCCAAATAAGGTAGGAAATCCTGATGTTAGTAACGGTAACATAGGACTTTATTGGATATTTGATATCCTTACTGCGAATACTTTGTATTGGTATTCGTCATCAACAACAAGTTCAAGAACCTATTTACATGGATTTGAAATCACAAACCTAACATGATGAACAAAAACGAAGAACTCATAGCCTTCTTACTGACTCTCTGCCTGACCCCTTTCATGGGAGTATGGGGACTTCTTGCCCTAGTTCTCTGCCCTATCCTCTGGGCAATATCGGGGATGCAGGGTCAGGATAAGATATGGAGAAGGCTTGGAGTTCCTATTGTTTGGGCTAGTGCAATATTTGCACACAGTCATAATTTAGCAATATTACTAGCTATACCTTGTAGTTGGGCTGCTTTTAGCATCGGTTACGGAATACCCGATAAGACTGATGAGGGTTCATGGCTA